CAGGGTGAGATTTCAGCATTTTTAGGCGGTAATGCAGTTAAACAAGTTGCAGCAATGGCAGCAAAATACGCACTACCTGCACTAGCAGTAGTTGCATTATTATACGGTGGCAAAAAAGTAATTGACATGCTCAAAAGTAAAGACGATGACGAAATGCAAACTGCCTCTATAGAAGAGAACGATCTTGAAGAAGCATACATTAACACAAGCAAAGACGCTGTTGAAGTACTAGGCGCACTACGCGGTATGGGTAAAAAGATTGAACGTGGACAAGATGACGATCAAGGCAACTTAGCAAATCAGTACGTAAGTGATGTATGGGATGTATATTCATTTATTGAAGCAAGAACAAATGGATTTAGCGGACTAGACAAAAATGCTAAAGCAGCAATTGACGCAATGATGAAACTACGTGGCGAAGCAAAGAAATTAGAAACTAAGCCAGGATCAGGAAAAAATGCTCGCTTTGGTAATGCTATTGTAAACACACTGTATCCTGTAATAGAATATCTATATACAACAGACTTTGATAGAAACAAAAAAGAAGACGACGATACAATGGATGTCAAAATTAATAACAAAGGCCAATTAAGTAAAGATGACGGTACTGAAGAAAAAGAACAAAAGACTCCATTAGGTGAGTTCATCCTATCATACTTTGATAGAGAAAATGGGCAATTTCCAAAAGGCGAAACAGCAGTATTAACAATGGTAGAAAAAGATTACGGCGAGCAGTTCATAGAACCTGCTAAGGCATTTATTGAACAAATAACAGCAAAGTTTGACGAGTGGCAAATGCGCACACAGCCACAGCAAATGGAAGATGAAGTAGACGAAAACTTTACACAGGCAGCAGCAGCAGCGGCTAGAGCACATCAGTCAGAGTTTGAATATCCTAAAGGATCAGGCAAAATGCATCCTGTAAAGATGAGTAAAGGCACAGCACACGAAATAAACGACGATAACGATAGAATGAGAGAGTTAGCAGGTCTACGTTAATTTATAAGGAGATCATAATGGCTATTACAACAAAAGAAGAATTAGTAGCAAGAGCTTTACAATTGGTACCAGAGGATACTGAGTATTACGATGTGGAAAAAGTATCAAAACTAGTTTGGCAGGAAATGAAAATAGGCGGCTTAGAGTTATCTAATGAAGAACTTGCACAAGCACTTAGAGAAGCATACGACGAACCCTTTTGGACAGTAAAATACGTTGAAGAAATAAAACAAAGATTTAATTTGTCATAAAATACTTGACAAGATAAATAATAGAGTGTAGTATATAGTATGTGCTACACAAATTAGGCACTAAGAGCAGTAATAATATTGTTCTAACATAGGCATACATTATAGGAGAAAAGGCACTATGGCATCATTAGCAGAAATTCGAGCGAAGCTCAAAGAACAAGAGAACCGTGCATCAGGTGGTTCAAACGGCCCAAGCGGTCCAAACCCAATTTACCCATTTTGGAATATTAAAGAAGGCGAATCAGCAACGATGCGTTTCCTTCCTGATGGCGATCAAGACAACACTTTCTTTTGGAAAGAACGTTTAATGATCAAACTTCCTTTTGCAGGTATTAAAGGTGAAACTGATTCACGTCCAGTACAAGTACAAGTACCGTGTATGGAAATGTATGGTGATAGCTGTTCAATCCTACAAGAAGTACGTGGTTGGTTTAAAGACCCAAGTTTAGAAGACATGGGTCGTAAGTATTGGAAGAAGCGTTCATACATCTTCCAAGGATTTGTTACAGATAATCCGTTAGCAGACGATCAAGCACCTGAAAATCCAATTAGACGCTTTATCATTGGTCCACAAATCTTCCAGATCATTAAGGCAGCATTAATGGATCCAGACATGGAAGAATTGCCAACAGATTATACTGCTGGTGTAGACTTCCGTCTTAACAAAACATCAAAAGGCGGTTATGCAGACTACGGCACAAGTAATTGGGCACGTAGAGAGCGTCCATTAGGCGATGAAGAGATGAATGCTGTAAACGCCCACGGATTATTTAATCTAAGTGACTTCCTTCCTAAGAAGCCAGACGCAACTGCTATCAAAGTAATGCAAGAAATGTTTGAAGCGTCAGTAGACGGTGAAGCATATGATGCAGAACGTTGGAGTAATTACTTCCGTCCTGCAGGTATGCAAGCACGTACTGGTGATCCTAATGTGGCATCATCTAATGGTACAGCAACAAGCCAAACAGCACCAACTCCAGCGCCAGCACCTGCTCCAGCAGCAGAGCCAGCACCTGCTCCAGAACCAACAGCTGAAGCAGCTCCGGCAGAAGGCGGTGGCGCACAGGACATTCTTGCAATGATCCGTTCACGTCAGGCTTAATAGCAACTTAAAAGGGTTGCATTATTCAAAAGCAACCCTTTTATTATTATACGCTTTTTAGATTAGGAGATTAATATGGCGAACAAATCATTCGACCCAACTAAGTTTCGTAAGGACTTAACAAAATCCATTTCAGGCATGAGTAGTGGATTCAACGATCCTAAAGACTGGATCAGCACAGGTAACTATGCGCTAAACTATCTTATTAGTGGTGACTTTCACAAGGGTGTTCCGCTTGGTAAGGTAACTGTGTTTGCAGGTGAATCTGGCGCAGGTAAATCATATATCTGTTCAGGTAACATTGTAAAGGCAGCACAAGATCAAGGTATCTTTGTAGTTCTAATTGACTCAGAGAATGCCCTTGATGAAAGTTGGCTACATGCACTAGATGTAGACACATCAGAAGAAAAACTACTTAAATTGAATATGTCAATGATTGATGATGTTGCTAAAACACTGTCAACATTTATTACAGACTACAAAACAATGGATGAAGAAGATCGTCCTAAAGTATTGTTTGTAGTTGATAGTTTAGGTATGTTGCTAACACCTACTGATATTGATCAGTTTAACAAAGGTGACATGAAAGGTGATATGGGTCGTAAACCCAAGCAGTTAACATCACTTGTTCGTAACACAGTTAACATGATTGGTTCGCTTAACGTAGGCTTAGTATGTACTAATCATACGTATGCATCACAGGATATGTTTGATCCAGATGATAAGATTAGTGGCGGTAGTGGCTTTATCTATGCATCAAGTATTGTTGTTGCAATGAAAAAGATGAAGCTGAAAGAAGACGAAGATGGTAACAAGATCAGTCAAGTTATGGGTATCCGTGCTGGCTGTAAGGTTATGAAGACACGTTACGCAAAACCGTTTGAAGGTGTACAAGTAAAGATTCCATACTCAACAGGTATGAATCCGTATAGTGGTTTGCTTGAATTATTTGAAGCAAAAGACATTATCAAGAAGCAAGGTAATAGACTTGCGTACACTACACTTGAAGGTGAAGAAATTCTTGACTATCGTAAAAAGTGGATTGGTGAAAATCTTGATAAGGTTATGTCAGATTTCTTAGTAAAAGAGTCACAAGTGGTAAATACCGCGGAAGTTGAGGAAGAAGCAACTGACCTAGAATTACTTGAGGAATAAACATAAATGGATACATCTCAAATATGTGATATTTGGACACTATTCAAAGAATATCTAGACAAAAAACAGATTGAAGTAATTGCAGAAAAATTTGTTGATTTACTTGCAGACTATGGTGTTTCAGATGAAACACTTAAAGAAAGTGCAGGCCATGATCAATATCTCGACGAAGCAATTAGTTACTATCTTGATGATGACGATGACGATTTCGACAACAACGAAGAATGGGATGAGTAATGGGTTGGTATAGCGAGATATCTCGTGATGTAGGCAAAATACCTGGTGCAATACAATATTTTGAAACAGAGTTAGTACAAGCTCGTGCGGAATGTAAACTTGTAGGAAATGTTGAAAAAAGTGCGGCGGCAATGCCAGGTATTGTTGAACATCGTTTTAATCAACTACAAGAGATTGAGGCTATACTCAACTATTTAAATATTGAGCTACGTAGATTGCGTAGCTCATTTTTTAAAAAATATCTCGAAAACTATCAACGAGCTCTGTCAAGCCGGGACGTTGAAAAATACGTAGACGGTGAGGCAGACGTTGTTGACTATGAAAAGATTATCAACGAGTTTGCACTAATGCGTAACAAGTGGCTAGGTGTACTCAAAGCTCTTGATCAAAAGCAATGGCAAATTACAAACGTAGTTAAGCTCAGAGTAGCGGGCATGGAAGATGCATCAGTTTAAAACATGGATCATAAGACTATCAACTAACGAGCATTCATGTAACATGGCTGAGCAATGTAAGCAACAGGCTGCAAAGTTTGGCATTGCGGCAGAATATTTTGAAGGCATCAACGGCTTAGACGTAGACAAACATTACGATCTTACTGATGTTCCGAGACCTAAAAAAAATCTTAAAAAAGGTCGAATAGGTGTTTTAGGATGCTTCTTTAGTCATTACTATCTATGGCAAAATTGTTGGCTACAGCAAGAACCTTACCTTATACTAGAACACGACGGTTATATAATTAGAGACATACCTACAAACATTTGTAATCAATTTACAGATGTTTTAAAGTTAGACAGAAACGATCCCTTTAGTAGTGAATATAATCAAATTATAGAAAAAGAATCAACATTAGATTTTAAAATTGAAAAATATATAAACAAGTCTCCAAAAGCAATCCATAAAATCGGAACTGGAAATTATTTCAAGGGAGCATATTCGTATATTTTACAACCTTCGGGTGCAAAAAAATTACTTGATTTTATTCATAAAAACGAAAACAAAAAAGGACACAGGCCTGCTGATCAGCAAATAGGTGACGAAGTATTAGATACTTGGACTACTATTCCTACAGTAGCAAGACTACATCCTTTTTATTCAGAAGGCACAAATATAAAAACAACTAGTTTAACAGGAAATCCTGAGTTATTGGAGTAAGCAGATATGAAAGAATTAACAGAAAATAGGAAAGGGTGGATTTGGCCTATTAGTGACACAAACTGTTGGTCATATATGCAATCTCATCCAGACTTGCCGCAACTTATATCTAAACATGCAAATCAAAAACGTGTATGTGTTCAAGCAGGCGGCAATATGGGCTATTATGTAAAACAATACGCAGAGCTTTTTGATACAGTATATACTTTCGAACCCGAGCCTGTAAACTTTTATTGTTTAAATTTAAATGTAACTTCGCCTAATGTATTTAAATACCAGTCATGTTTAGGTAACAGTCGAGACTTAGTTGCATTAAAAATTAAAGCAAAGAATCGAGGTAAAAATTTTGTTAACGGCTCTGGCGTTATACCTACACTTTTAATTGACGATTTAAATTTAGAAGTATGTGATCTTATACATTTAGATATAGAAGGTTACGAATTATTTGCATTACAAGGTGCAATTAAAACAATTAAAAAATGTAGACCTACTGTCTGTATAGAATTTTTTGAAAAATGTTCAACACGTTTCAATTATACATTAGATGACATTGAACAACTAATGCAGTCTTGTAACTATAAACTTAAAGTAACTTACGAGGAAGAGCGAGTGTATATTCCTGCTTAAAAGGTATATTTAAAGTTATCTATATCTTCTTGATATCTTTTCTCTACAAACTTTTTGCTTTTGTCTGAATATAGATTTTGGTATGGTATAGTTGAGCTTTTACTTCTATTTGTTACATTTAGTTTCTGACCAGTAAAAATAGGAATACTTTGAAATCCGTCAGCTAGTTCTTCATATTTAATAATCTTATCTATCTGTAATTTATTACTTTGCAACCAATGCGATTGATTAATTGCCAAACTAAACCATGTGTAATCCCAAGGTTGATCTAGATAATTATATAGCCAATCATCAAAATTAGTTTCCATTAGAGAATATTCTTGTTGTATTTCACTATGAGTACGTGCTACTTTTTTTGCCTGTTTAATAGGATTTTTTAGAGCCTTAGCAAGAATACTTTTCCTAAAAAAATACCAACTCGATATTCTTGACCAAGGATTTCTAACAACAGTAAATGAATAAAAATTGTCTGTGTTTTGGACATAACTTTCGGCATCTTGTAAAGTACTATGAAAATTTGTATTTTTTGTTCTATTATTCTTTATTATAGTTGTACCGTATAACTCATTAGCAAGCGTCATAATAGCATTACCTGCTGTTTTTGGAATATGTATAAACAAAACTTTACTTGGTGAATTTATAATGTAGCTCATAAAAGTATTTATATGTTAACTGCGTACATAAATATCAGTATGAGCAATGTTGTATTAGTTAGTGGCGGCTTTGATCCCTTACACTCAGGGCACATAGCCTATTTTAAAGAAGCAAAAAAATTAGGTTCAAAGCTAGTAGTAGCGTTGAATTCAGATGAATGGCTAACACGTAAAAAAGGTAGACCGTTTATGCCTTTTGAAGAACGTGCAGCAATTGTAAAAGAGTTAAAAGTAGTAGACGAAGTTATTGGTTTTGACGACAGCGATGATAGCGCATGCCAAGCAATTTTTCAAACACTAAGTACACACGGATCAGGCAGTAAAGTAATATTTGCTAACGGTGGCGATAGGACTAATACTACAACACCAGAATATAAAACATATGGTAGTATGCCTTATGTAGATTTTGCGTTTGGTGTTGGCGGCAAGAATAAAGCTAATAGTAGTAGTTGGATATTAGACGAGTGGAAAACACAAAAAACAGAACGTGACTGGGGTTATTGGCGTGTACTAGATCATAAACCTGAACAAGGTTATAAAGTTAAAGAACTTGTAATTTATCCAGGCAAGTCTTTAAGTGATCAAAAACATTTTAAACGTTCTGAACAATGGATAGTTTTAGAAGGTGTAGTTGCTATGACAACAGAATGGAATGGTGTTGTAGACACAGTAAATTTAAAACCGCACGGAATGCCATATGAAATTGGTAAAGAAGTTTGGCATAAGCCAAGCAATCCTGAAACAGAAAACGCACACATCCTTGAGATACAATGGGGCAGTGAGTGCATAGAAGAAGACATTGAAAGAAGAGAATAATGAAAGTATTTGTAGGATATGACCCAAGAGAAGATATGGCTTACCAAGTGTGTAAGCACAGTATACTAAAACACCAACCCGATGCAAATGTGCGCCCGCTAATACAAAAAGAACTACGACAAGCAGGGTGGTACAAACGTCCAGAAGACAAACTAGCATCAACTGAATTTACATTTACACGCTTCCTTGTACCAGAGCTTGCTAACTTTAAAGGTTGGGCAGTGTTTATGGATTGCGATATGATCCTTACTACAGACATTAAAGAACTGTTTGATCAAGCAGACGACAAGTATGCTGTTATGTGTGTGCAACATGATTACACACCCAAAGAAGGCATGAAGATGGATGGACAAAAGCAAACAATCTATCCACGTAAGAACTGGTCAAGTGTTGTGCTGTTTAATTGTGCGCATCCTAGTAATAAAATGCTAGATCAAGATCTTGTAAATAGTTTAGAAATTAATGGAGCATACCTTCATAGATTTAGTTGGTTAGATGATAGCGAAATTGGCGAACTAGACCATACATGGAACTACTTAGTAGGTGTGTATGATGATATCGAAACACCTAAACTAATACACTACACAGAGGGCGGTCCGTGGTTTGAGAACTATAGGGACTGCGAATTTAACGAATTATGGAAACATGAACTACAGGAAATGATGAATGGGTAAGGTAGCAGCAATAGATACTAGTGGCGCAAATTTTGAAAAAAAGGGCCACGATTATGATCCTTATTTGCGAAGTTTTATAAAAGGCATAAGTGGCGAGGAATCAACATGGGATGCTGAAGAAAATACAGACAGTACTTTAGTAATTAGAGGATTAGGTGGCGGCAGTCAAAAAGCTATCAAAAAATGTTGGGCAACTGGTAGGTCTTTTTATGCTGTAGATACAGGATATTTTGGAAATGCAAAACATAAAATATGGCATCGTATTACTTACAACGCTCTTCAAAATATGGAAGATATAATACCAAGAAGTGACAATAGGTTAAACATTCAACTAGGCGAATGGAAAGATATCTATAAGCCATTTACTCCTGGTAAAAAAATATTAATATGTCCTCCGAGCAATAAAGTAATGAATATGTTTAACCAACCTACAGCAGATATATGGACTCAAAATTTAGTCAAAGAACTAAAAGAGCTAACTGACCGTCCTATTGAAATTAGAATGAAACCTATTAGAAGAGAGCGTATTACTACAAAGACAATTCAAGATGCTTTACAAGACGATGTTCATTGTTTGATTACTTACAACAGTATCGCAGCCACCGAAGCATTAATGGAGGGTAAGCCGGCCATTACACTAGGACCAAATGCTGCACAACTAATATGTGAAACAGATCTTAAAAATGTTGACAATCCTCGTATACCATCTAAAGACGAAATGTATGCATTTTTAAAACACTTGTCTTATTCACAGTTTACACAGAGCGAAATGGAAGACGGCACAGCTTGGAAAATTTTGCAAGGGAAAAGATTATGAAAGTTGCGTCTTATTTAATGGGTATACCTCCTGGAAATACAAATCCAGAAAAGCCTCAAATTATTGTAAATTTTATCGAAGGAGTATGGGCAGCCGGCGATAGAGGTGAAATTGTATGTGACTATACTCCTGTAGATTGCGATGTAGCTGTAGTACAAGGATTTGTACATCCCGGTAGCAAAAGAATGCCACATCTTGATTTAAGGAAAAGGGTTTTTGAAAAACAACAAGTCGAAGGCAAACGTAGTATTATTGTTGATAGTAATTTATTTTTGTCTTACGATCCTAAAAATTCAAGAAAATATTTACGGTATAGCTTTGACGGTGTATTTCCTAATACGGGAGAATATTGTAATCAAAATGCAGATCCTCTAAGATGGGATAAATTAAAAAAGGATTTAGGAATACATTTAAGGCCAGTACAAAAAACTGGCAAATATATTTTAATATGCTGTCAAAGAGACGGTGGATGGAGCATGGATGGGCAACAGTTAATGCCGTGGTTAGTTAAAACAATTCAACAAATACGTAAGTTTTCTGATAGACCCATTATTGTAAGATTTCACCCAGGAGATAAAAGTAGAATTCAACACATTAGATCATTAGTTAGATATAGATTAAAATCAGTAGCGCCGAGCAATAGTGACAATCTATTATTAGATTTAAAACACGCTCATGCTGTTATAAGTTATAATAGCAGTCCGGGAGTAGTAGCTGCAATAGAAGGTGTTCCTGTTTTTGTATTGGATCCTGACAGAAGTCAAGCAAGTGATGTAGCAAATAAATTAATAGAAAATATAGAAACCCCAGAAGAATTTGACAGAGAAACATGGATTAGAAAAATGGCAATGATGCATTGGACATTAGACGAATTAAAGGACGGAACAGCATGGAGACACCTAAGAAAATGGGCAATCAAATAATAGTAGTAACAACATTTCATCCAGAAGGTATGGAAGTATATGGACAGCGGTTTATTGATAGCTTTGCACAAAATGTTGCCAAAGCAGTAAAACTAGTTGTATATGCAGAGGACTGTGATCCTGTAAATCCTGATCCTAATCAAATTACTATACTAGATGCAAAAGTAGAATTACCTAAGTTAAATGCATTTAAAGAGCGCTGGAAGGACGATCCGAAAGCAAACGGCATACCGCCAGACGATATTAAAGCACGTAGACCAAGAGATTGGAACAAAGAATTTAAATGGCATGCTATTCGTTTTGCAAATAAAACTTATGCTGTGTTCGATGCTTGTGAAAAAAATTACGGTACTGGTAGATGGGTAGTATGGATGGATGCAGATACATTTGTACATTCGCCTTGGAGTCTTAAACAGTTTGAAGAACTGTTGCCTTATAATAACTGGATAACATATGTTGGTAGAGGCAAAGGGTCACAGACATGGCCAGAATGTGGATTCTATGGTATTAATATGAATCATCCTGTAGGGTGTAATTTTGTTAAAGAATTTGAACGTATGTACGAAGATGCAGACAATGGTATTTTTAAACTTGAGGAGTGGCACGACAGTTATGTGTTTGGAGAACTATTACACAACAAATTTGGAGCCTTTAAGGATAGAGCACACGACTATAGTGCAAACATATACAACAAGACTGCAAAAACTGGTGGCGGTGGCCACCCGTTAATCAACAGTGAACTAGGCAAGTGGATAGATCATATGAAGGGCGCCCGGAAATTTGACGGTAAGTCAAAACGCAAAGACCTAATGAATAATAGGACAGAATCTTACTGGCAAACAGTAAAATGATTTTTTGTTTATATACAGACTACGGAGCATTAAATTCTAAGCCTGTATTTGAAGCGTTTGCGAAAAGTGTAACTGATGCAGGGCATACTGTAATATATAACGAACCATATAGAGTAATGGATCATTATAGTAATTATGATGTTGCAGTCATATGGAGTGTTCTATGGAACGGACGTATGACACGCAATAAACAAGTGTGGGAACAAAACCGCAAACTAAATCGACCAGTTATTGTTTTAGAAGTAGGTGGCATTGAACGCGGAACAAC